ACCTTTTCACGAGGGTAGAGGATTATTTAAACCAAAAGGTGGTAAAATAAATCAAGATAAAATTATAGATAAAGTTGTTGAAATTGGTACAAAATTAGGAGAAAAACAATTAGATAGATATTTAAGTGGAGGTAAATTATCACCAGCAGTTGCAGGATTACAAAATATTGGAGAAAGATATGCACCTAAAATTATTGATAAAGTTGTTGATAAAGGTATTGATAGATTATTAGGTGGAAGATTAAGAGGATGTGGTACTTATGAAAATATGATGAAAATACAAGGAGGAATGGAAAAAATTGGTTCTCCTTTTGAACGTACAATTGGAGTCAATCCCGCTAAATTAGGTTTTGAGTTAGGTACTGAAGTTGTTGGTCCAGCTATGTTGAAGGTAATCCCAAGAGGTTCTGGTCTAACAGGTTATCAAGCTATGAGACACGCCGGATTAAGTCAAGCCCACGCTGACCACGCTTTAGACTTGATGGAACAAGCAGGAGTTCACGCAAGAAGAGCATCTGAACCTTATTTACACTATATGCAAGAAGCATTAGCACCAAGAAGTAGAGGAAACGGTATGCATACAAATATTGGAGGTAGAGGTGAATTGATGGGATACAATCATCCACCCGCTTTAATGTCACAACCTTTAAGTTCTAACTATCAAATGCAACACTTTCTCCCACCTCAATATCAACAACACTTTTTTACAGGTGGTGGACTTTATGCAGGACGAGGACTTTATGCTTGAGCGTTATACCTAATATTTTTATTTAAAAGAAAGTATATATATAATATTATATAATGAGTTTAACAGATATACAAATTGTTGATTTATCAAGACGTATGAAAATACCTTTAGCGTCAGTAAAATTCAAGGACGAATTAAAAGCACCACTACAATTTAATAAATCTTATATTATTAACTTAGAAAATAGTATTGATGAAAACGGAGAACCAAACGACGGAACACACTGGACTTTTTTACAGATAAATAAATATCCTAATAATAAAATTGAATCTATTTATTTTGACCCTTATGGAGCACCTCCAAGTGAGAATATTAAAAAGGTAGTAGAACAAACAACAGGAAAACAAGGGCTTCCTCATACTGATAAAGATATTCAAAGTCTTATGAATAATGCCTGTGGTTATTACTGTTTAGCTTTAGGACACTTTATTAACGCCTCTCAATATAGAAGCAAAGACTTATATGATGATGTTAGTAATTTCTTGGATATGTTTGAAGACTTAAATACAAGTGTTGATTTTAAAAAGAATGAATTTATATTAAAACACTTCTTCAGGTCAGAAGACCCTAAACTAAGAAAAGATATAGACGTAATAGCACCAATTGAGAATATTAGTAAACAAGATGAAAAAGGTGGAATAGATATGATGAAATTACCTGTAGATATTAAATATAAGTAAATAATATATATAAAGATATAATACAATATATTATATATATCATAATGAGTGACGAAGTACCTATAGAAATAAGATATTCTTCTTACACACCAGCCCAGAAAAAGGCAACACAAAAATATAGACAACAAAATAAAGAGAAGGTTAACGAACAAAGAAAAAAGTATTATCAAACTAGAAAAGAAAACGACCCCGCTTTTCTTGAATATAAACGAGCCAAAGCAAGAGAATATTATTTAAAACAAAAAGAATCACGACTAGCAAAACACAGAAAGGTAGAACAAGGAGTTTATATTATTACAGAAAAAACTTTTGAACTTATTCCTGAACCTATTCCTGAACCAGTTATTGAACTGGAAGTAATTCCTGAAACCGACCCAGTCGCCGAAGTAGTGGCCGAGCCTATTGTTGAAATTGTTAAAGTTAAAAAAGCTAGAGCTAAACGAACAAAAAAATCTGTACAAACAGAAGTTAAAAATATTATTTAATATATATCTTTTTTTAATAAATCTACTAACTCAGAATAACCACCAATATATTTATTACCAAAGAATATTATAGGAAAAGTTATTTTAAAATTTTCTTTATAATTTATGCCGGTAATACTGGTCATAAATTCTAAAAACTCTTCTCTATTTTCTTTAAGATAAGTTTCACAATTTACTTTACAAGGCATATCATCTTCTAAAATTGTCATAGCCGAATGACAATAAATACAATTAGGTATAGTATAAATAACTATTCCTGTTTTTAATGGTCTTATATATTTACTTATCATATAGTAAATATATATAACTATATTTTTAAATAGAATTAAAATTATTCGTATATATATTAAGATTAAATTCCTAATTATTTTTAATGGAATATATAAAAAATAAAGGTCTTAATCGAATATACTTAAAAGAAATTAAAAGAACCAAAAAAGAAAAGCGTAAGGAATTAAAACTATTAAAAAATAGTTGGATAAAACCAAAATATCATTACGATAGTCATATAAAATCTTTTAAAAAATATTATACTGAAATATTAAAAAATTATTATATCTTAATAAATAATCAACCAATATTTAAATATCAAATAGAACTTTATAATAAAAAATACGAGACACAAATTAATATAGCTAAAAATATTAAAAGTTTTATAATTTAGTAAATAGAATTAAAACTCGTCGTCTATCTCAAATTCTGTATTATTAGTTTTATTTAATATACTAGCTTTTTGATATTGGGTAGGACGAGATTCAAAAAAGTTTGTTTTACCTTCTACACTAATGGACTCCATAAAGTCAAAAGGATTTGTAGTATTAAATAATTTATTATATCCTAAATCAACTAATAACCTATCAGCAATAAACTTAATATACTGAGTCATCAAATCAGAGTTCATTCCCAACAGACCACAGGGTAAACTCTCACAAATAAATCTAGTCTCGATTATAACAGCTTCTAGAATTATATCGTGAACAACTGACTCAATAATTTTATTATCAATATATTTATATAACAAGATTGCGAACTGAGTATGTGCACCTTCATCACGAGCTATCAATTCATTAGACGCACAAAGACCGGGCATAACGTTACGCTTCTTCAACCAATAGATTGAACAGAAGGAACCTGAAAAAAATACACCTTCAACAATAGCAAAGGCTATAAGTCTCATACTAAAAGATTCATTAGATTCAATCCACTTAAAAGCCCAGTTGGCTTTCTCAGCTATACAAGGATAATTTTGTATAGCGTTAAATAATTTATCTTTCTCAATAGGGTCCTTGACTATATTATCTATTTGTAAAGAATAAGTTTCAGAGTGGATTGACTCCATCATCATCTGCCAAGTATAAGTAACAATAGCTTCTCGTATCTTAACGTCTTGTAGAAATCTCTCACCTAAATTTATATTAACTATAGTATCAGAAGAAGAAAAGAAAGCCAATATCATAACTATAAAATATTGTTCGTTGGGACCAAGCTTTATAAAATCATCATAATCTTTTGAGAAGTCAATCTCTTCAGCAACCCAAAAAGAAGCTTGTTGTTTTTTATAAGATTCCCAAATAGGTTTATTTAATATTGGATAAACTGTTAACCTATTATTTTCTGGGTTGAGTAAATATTCTTTATTCATTAGTATATAAACTTAAACAATAAACTTTATATATTAATTATTGTATATTTAATCACTTATAAACTCCATTAACTGGGGGCGGTGGTCAGTATATATGTATATTCATCAATAATTTAGGTTAATATTAACTATTACTACTCATTATGATGAATTAAAAATTTTTAATTCATCATAATATCTATTGTTTATGAAGATTAACCTTAATTTCTGATTAAATCACTTCTTTATATATAGCCTGACCCCGCCCCCAGTTAATGGATACAGTTGATAGGTTATATAATTGATATAAAGATATAATAAGTATATATAGTACAGTAATAAACGTAACACTGATATATTTTATAACAGTAGTTAAAAATAATATCGTCAATTATATATATATATATAAAATAATATAGTAACTTATATATATAAAGATATATTTTTATATCCTTATATATAGTATGGAAACCCTTAAACTAGATTTTGATAAAGCCCTATTAGGTGTAGAAGCCGAAGAGGCTGTTAAACCTATTCTTGAATTATTTTTTAAAGTCAAATTGACAAAGACTGATAAATATCACTACTTTGATTTTATTGATGATAACCTTATATATTATGAACTTAAAAGTAGGTCAAATAAATATAATCAATACCCGACCACTATGGTAGGTGCTAATAAAGTTGATATGCTCAATACCTTAAATAAGATTGGTATATTTGTTTTTTTATTTACTGATGGTCTATATTATTATAAGTATGATAAGACAACTACAGACCCTTTAGTATTTGCTGAAGGTGGTCGTATAGATAGAGGTAAAAAAGAAATTAAAAAATATTGTTATATACCTATAAACCTTTTAAAAAGAATTGAATATAATTTAATTAATAGTTCTTAATTATCAATTCTGTTTTTGGTCTTTCTTTTATATATTGTGTGCGTGAGTATTTCGTTTTGATTTGATGTTTATCAAACTCTTTGAATATATTTCTTATGTTCTCACTATCGTTATATGATAGTAAGAATTTACCTTTTATATTTTTTAAAACATTATATAACTCTTGTGGGTCTATATAATTTTTATAATCATTCTGTTTTAGATTCTCATACGGAGGGTCTAGAT